AAATTATCACTGTCGATATTGTATCACAACCAAGTGCTCCAAATGCTTATCCTACAGCAATATATGAAGGACTCATGAATATGAGTCACGGTCATAATGTTTTAGAGATGGCACGAGAAGCAGGTGGTGATGCTAAAGTACAACGATATTTGAAGAGTGAAGTATTAAGACTCATCAAAGATCTTAAGGCTTAAATAGGAGACCGGTATGCTAGATGTACTAAAACCATTATTAGATAGCGACCTAGTTAACGAAGAAACTCGTGCTGAAATAACAGAAGCATGGGACTCTAAGTTAAATGAGGCACGTGAAAGTGTACGTACTGAACTTCGTGAGGAGTTCGCTCAAAAGTACGAGCATGATAAAAAATCAATGGTTGAAGCAATCGATCGCATGGTAACCGAAAGTCTAACAACTGAAATGGCTGAAATGAAAGACGAAAAAGCCAAATTAGCAAAAGATCGTGTTAAGCAAGTTAACAAAATGAAAGAATCAGCAGATACATTTAATAACTTTATGGTTACTAAGTTAGCTGAGGAAATCAAAGATCTACGTGTAGACAGACAAGTACAAACTGAAACAGTTGAAAAACTAGAGAAGTTTGTGGTTAAAGCATTGTCAGAAGAAATTAAAGAATTTGCTCAAGATAAACAAGATGTTGTAGAAACTAAAGTTAAACTTGTAGCAGAAGCTCGTGCGAAACTAGAACAACTTAAAACTAAGTTCGTTACAGAATCAAGCGAGAAAATGACAACCGCAGTTGCCAAGCATTTGAAAGCAGAACTTTCGCAGTTGCAAGAAGATATCAAAGTTGCTCGTGAGAACACCTTTGGTAGAAAAATCTTTGAAGCATACGCTAGTGAATTTGGTGCTACTCATTTAAATGAGAACGCAGAGATTCGCAAACTAGCTGATGCCATTGAAGAAAGAGATCTTCAACTAGCAGAAGCAACCAATAAACTCAGCGAAACTAAACAGTTGGTTGAGTCAAAACAAAACGAGATTGTTGTAATTAAAGAGTCTAATCAGCGTCAAGCAAAATTAGATGAACTACTTTCTAATCTTAATGATGAGAAAGCAGAAGTTATGACTAATTTATTAGAAGGCGTAAATGCTAAGAAATTAGAAAACGCTTTTAACAAATATCTCCCAGCGGTTCTTAACGAGAATGTAGTGAAGTCTAAAAAAGCGACACTTACAGAATCTGTTAAGGAAGTAACTGGAGATAAAGACAAGCAAGTTGAAGTTAAGCAAGATGAAAATGGAAACATTATCAACTTACGTAAACTTGCTGGTATTTAAGTAAGACATTAGGAGAATTAATCATGTCACAAGAACTACTTGAAAGCCGTTGGGGTGAGACCAAAGACGCATTATTAGAAGGTCTACAAGGTAACAAAAGATCCTCAATGGGTGTTATTTTAGAAAACACAAAGAACTACTTAGCTGAAGCGGCAACATCAGGCGCATCTGCGGCTGGTAACGTAGCTACTCTTAACAGAGTTATCCTTCCTGTAATCAGAAGGGTTATGCCTACAGTTATTGCTAACGAAATCGTTGGTGTACAACCAATGACAGGCCCAGTAGGTCAAATCCATACATTAAGAGTACGTTACGCTGAGTCATTAGACGCAACTGGTACTGTTAATGATGTAACAGCTGGTGATGAAGCACTATCACCTTTCCAAATCTCAACAGCATATGCTGGTGATGGTACAGAAGGAAAAGCTGATTCAACAGCAGGTAAAGAAGGTACAGGCGGTCGTAAGATTTCAGTACAAATTCTTAAACAAGCAGTTGAAGCAAAAACTCGTAAATTACAAGCACGTTGGACATTTGAAGCGGCACAAGATGCTCAATCACAACACGGTATTGACGTTGAAGCTGAAGTTATGGCGGCACTAGCACAAGAAATTACTGCTGAGATCGACCAAGAAGTATTAGCTTCATTAAGAGCATTAGCGGCAACAGAATTTACATACAACCAAGCTACTGTATCAGGTACAGCTACATTCGTTGGTGATGAACACGCGGCATTAGCTGTTCTAATCAACAGAGTTGCTAACTTGATCGCACAGCGTACACGTAGAGGCGCAGGTAACTGGGCTGTTGTATCGCCAGCGGCATTAACAGTACTACAATCTGCTACTACATCAGCGTTCGCAAGAACAACTGAAGGTACATTTGAAGCTCCAACAAACACTAAGTTTGTAGGTACTTTAAACTCAGCTATGAAAGTTTATGTTGATTCATATGCTTCAGACGCTACACCTGTACTAGTTGGTTATAAAGGTTCATCAGAGGCTGATGCGGCGGCGTTCTATTGCCCATACATTCCTCTAATGTCATCTGGTGTTGTTCTAGATCCAGGTACATTCGAACCAGTTGTATCATTCATGACAAGATATGGTTATGTTGAATTAACGAACTCTGCTTCATCGTTCGGTAACGCGGCTGACTACTTGGGTGAAATTGCTGTTCAAAACTTATCATTCTCGTAATAATAAGTTAACAGTAGTTAATACAACTACAGTTAGATTTAAAAAAGCACCTTCGGGTGCTTTTTTTTGACTTATACTTCTGTACGATAAGTAACTGTATGCGACAATTAGATTTTAAACTATTCTCATCACAGTTTGACACAGCCTGGAAACAAGAACTATTCTTTAGTAAGTATCCGCCTAATGAAACTTATGATTGGGTAGACACAGACACACCAGAAAATGCCGGTAATCAAGATCAGATAGATTATACATTTAATGAATACGGCTTTCGTTCAGACAGGTTTGATCAACGCACAGACTTTAACATACTAACATCAGGATGTAGTCTAACAGTAGGCATAGGTGTTGAGTACAAGAACACCTGGACACAGCTACTTAAAACGCATTTTAACCGCCCTACAACAGTTTGGAACTTAGCACAGAGTAGTACGAGCCCAGACTATGTTGTTCGTTCAATATACAAGACTATAGACATATTAAAACCTGACTTGGTAGCAGTGTGTTGGCCAGCAGAATCTAGAGTCGAGCTACCTAAAGACAAACATTTACTAACAGACTATCAACTAGATACAGCAGACTATCCCGAGCTACTAGAAAATCCAAATTGGGCATATCACAATTTTCAAAAGAATATAATATTACTAAAACAAATTTGTCTAGTTAGAAATATTCCTCTAGTACACGGCCCTGGAGAATATACAGACTTTGGCATTGATCCAGATACCACAGCAAGAGATGGAAGTCACCCTGGTAACAAATGGCATCAAAAGTACGCTGAGCTTGTGTTTCAACACTATTTAGATAAATAACAATGCTAGACACACGGGGTGTTTAGTTTATGCTGTTTAACCATATCAGCGTAGTGGCTAGAACCCACATTGGACTTCTATAAGGAGAAATATAAAATGGGTAGACCAATAGATGAATATCACTTAGGACCAACAGGAGACGCACCAGCAACTATTCCTGTAAGAGCACAGATTGATGGAACAGCATTTGAAGGTTACATTCAAGCTCAAAAAGGACGCGACACTTTCCGTGTAGCAAATGACGGCGATACAGTAGTAGGCGAAGCAACATTAGTTAATAAACTAACAGGTTACGCAGACGGCGAAATGGCTATCATCGGCGCAGTTGACGGTGTAGGCACAAACCTAAAACCAATTATGAAAATTACAGCTCATAGAGCTGTTGACTATGATGGTGTTTTATACACATGGTCATTATCAGATGATTCAACAGAATCTCTAATGACACTAACACTTCTAGTATAATTTTTAGAAAATACGGTCAAAGAATCCCTTGTGTTAAATACAGTACAAGGGATTTTTTATGACTATAGGTATAGCATTAGGCAACGGTAAAAGCAGAAAAGGACTAGATGTACAGCATCTTAGATCCTACGGACCAGTAGCTGGGTGTAATAGAATATATCAAGAAGATGAAGTTGACCTGTTAGTATCAACAGATAGATCAATGGCCGCAGAGATACAACAAAGCGGGTACGCAAAAACACACGAGTTCTGGACCCGACGACCACTGCCAGACTCAGGAGCAAGAAAGTTACCAAGACCAACATACGGATATTCCTCAGGACCAGCCGCGATTGCTCAACTGTGTGAAAGAGGATGTAAGAACATATTTTTTATTGGCTTTGATTTAGGATCCAGTAACAAGTATGTAAATAATTTATACGCAGGTACAGCCTACTATAAAACAGCATCAGAAAGGCCTACCTACTACGGTAACTGGGTAAAACAGTTAATACTAATATCAGAAAGATGGAGCAATAACATATTTTATAGAGTACTTGGCGAACATAGTACAGCATATGATTTTAAAAGACCTAATATCATAGACATTGATATCAGCAACTTTAAAAGAAAGATAAATAGTTTATAACTAGGAACAAGAAAAAACTATGAGTACAACTAAAAGAATAAACGGTGACTATTATGTTTACGCAGACAATATGTCTGTTTCAGGAAACTTAACTGTAGACGGAACTACTACAACAGTCAACTCCACAGATTTAGATATTAAAGATACTATTGTTACCTTGAACAAAGGCGAAACAGGAGCAGGTGTCACAACTGATTATTCAGGATTCTCTGTTGATAGAGGTACAGAAACAAACTCTAGACTGCTTTATGATGATACAACAGATCAATGGAAAATAGACCAAGGCGACGGTTCATTGATTCCACTATGTGTTACGACTTCAGGAACCATAGAAGTTGTTGACGATCTTACACCACAACTAGGTGGCGATTTAGATGTTAACGGACATAGTATTATTTCAGTATCAGATGGCGACATAGTGATAGCACCAGACGGCACAGGCCAAACTAAAATTAATTCAGCTATCACACTATTAGAAGTCTCAGATCCATCTGCTGAAGCCGGCGTTACAAAACTATATGCTAAAGAAGCCGATGTCACTGACGGTGGCGGTGGTACAGGACTGTTTATGGTTACAGACACAGCAGGACCACAAGAATTAGTAAGCAAACAAAAAGCCATTGTATATGGCATTATATTTTAGGAAATAACAGATGAGCCTCGAAACAAACTTAATAGCAGATTCAGCAACAACTGTATACACATCAACAGGGCAAAGTGCTGTAACATACATATCTATTACAAACTATACAGCATCAGCAGTTACAGTAGATATAAACATTGTCCCAAGTGGCGACACAGTAGGAGATGAAAATATTGTAGCAAGTGAACTAACCATTGACGCTAACGATACATATTTCTTTTACGGTGGTGGCGAAAAACTATTGTTAGACGCCAGCGACTCTATTAGTGCTACGGCAAACACAGCAAGTTCTTTAAACTGTGTAGTTTCTTATACAGATATTTAACCGGCTATGGGAAGATTTTTAAAAGTTACATCAGCATTAGGTGGCTTACATTCAAAAGCCATTAACATACCATTTGGTGACAGTGCGGCACGCCCACGAACACCTGTAGGCGGAGCTCTTAGATTTAATACAGACGTCGCACAGATAGAATATTTTAACGGAAACGAATTTGTAACACAAGCAAC